TTAAGTTTTGATCTTTCATACCAGTAAACCCTGCAGCACGTATTTCAGCAATCTGAATTTCAGCATCTCTATCAAGTTGTGCTTGTTCAGCTTTAAATCTAAGTTCAGCCTCTTGACGTTTGTTTTCACCTTCCTGACGCATTTTCTCAGACTCTGATTGAGATTGAGCTTGTTGTTGTTGCTGAGCTTGTACTTTCTCCTCGACACCTTTAAGGGTGTGTGTAATTTCTGCAAGTGAATCTGCTTTGATCAAGTTACCTAAATCGTAAATAGATGCACCAGATGTATTATTGTTAAGAGCAAGTTGGCGTATCTGCTCCATAATCTGTCTCTGATTAACCTTGGTAGAAATGAAAATATTCAATTCTCTTGCTAGAAGCTCTGTACCATTCATTTCAAAATTAACCTTCTCATCTAAAGTTGTCATGTATTGAAGTCTTAGACTTGGTTTATGAGAATGATAGTACTGTGCTAAATCTGTACGCATCTGATGCACGCGAGGCATTAGATATTCTGAATGCTGTACAAAGTACATCTCTGTTTGAGAATAACTTTGGTTAATAGCTTGCTCAATACCTTGTGCTGTTTCTTGTGCATTTACAGCACCCATACGCTGAGGTGAGATACCAATTGTCTCAAAGCATTGTTGCTTAAAGTGATTTGCCAATTGGATTCTACTCATCAATCTATTTGTTTGCTCAAGATTGAGTACTTGATAATGCTGGAAGTTAAGAGCATTTTCTGTGTTAGTAATAGATGTGTCCAATGGTAAAATACCAAAGTTTTTCATTGCAACATACGCCTTACCAAAATTACCATGTCCCCAGTCTTCACCAGCAGAATGTCGTGGTAATGCATTCTGATCTAACAAGATAACTGTACCCAATTCATCAATAAGGATATCTGCAATCTGATTGTTTACAAGATTATAACCAATCTGATATGGTTTCATCTTATCTACAAGAGATCGCGATTTGGTATTTCTATCTGAGAATACTGCTCCTTCTACAGGAAGTTTGCAACCATATAATGTAAAGTCACCTTTAAATTGGAACTTGATTGGTGCAACATTTAAGTAAATAGGAGAGAAATTTAAATTGTCTGTATTGCCATAGAATGTAGGTCTATTTGGTCCAATCTTTACACCACCCCATGTTTGGTTAATCCATATCCAGTCAATATGCTCACCCATAATCAAAGTCTCTCTTGACTTTTGTTTAATTACAGTAGTATCATAGATAGGTTTTTCAGTTACCTTATAGTTTTCATCTACAATCATGTCAATGAGCATGCCTTGCTCATCAATGCGTGTCAAATGCCCAACCATTCTCTGAGACTTCCAATAAGTTGTAGTTACACGCAATAGACCTGTATTGTCAAAGTCTAGTAGATCTTCAGACTCAGTTAAGATTTTTAAGATAATATCATCACCATATGCATTTGTAGTATCACGATATGATGTAAATTGGCGCATTCCTAACGATGGCCCATCAACATTCCACTCATGCGAGCGCGTGGCATCATAAAAAGAACCATCATTTTGTACGCCTGGAAGAATATAACCTGCAGATTTTACTGGATAAATGGCTTCAAGACTTTTAAGTTGCTCACCATTCATCATGTATCCATACTTATCAATAACATCAGCAGGTGTCATAAGATCAATTTTACCTGCCCAGTTAGACTGAGAGATATATCTTGCTCCTGGTGATTTATGGTAAAATGTAATTACAGGATTCCATACCTCAACTTCATAATCATCCTCTAACATATTAAAATGCCAGAACTCTCTGTCAGCAATAAGACTATCTCTAAATGCTAATGTTTCAAGTTCTTTCATGTTAAAACGCTCAGTATCAACATTATGCTGATGTGATGCCCACTCTTCAACCATTGACTTGTAGTTCTTTTTAAAGAACTCTTCAATTTCTGGTAAAGTTTTTATTGCTTCAGGAGACATCATTTGTTGTGCTTGTTGTTGTTGTTCTTGATTGTTTGGGTCTAATCCCATTGACTCAACCTTCATCTTCATTTTCAACTCTGCACTAGATAACAATGTTTCTTCAACCATTGCTCTTTTTTGCTCAAGCATTTCATTGTATGATAAATCATCAACTGATCTATACATGATTTTGTCATTACGTTTAGCAAATTCGCCAACCATTACATTGACCACATTTGGTATGATAGGAAAAAACTTCAACTCAAATGCTGAGGTGTCCTCTTTTGTAAGAACATCAACTAGTTCAGCCATATCATTATCTTCCTCAACTATGTAGTCAGTCTTATCAATAATACCAGTTGCTAACTTGTAGTTTTTTAACAAGCGTCTTGCATTTCTGCGTATCTGTTTTAGACCTTGCATTTCATACCAATCTAAATTCCAAGCACCCCATGCATCATCTTTCTCTTTTGAGCGTAGAAATTGCACAGGTTGGGTAAATGTACCCATCTTGTTATAGTCAGCTTTAGCGCCATTCTTTAGCTGCAGTGCATTGAATACTTGCATATTATCTCATGTTTTTAAATGGGTTCCTTGGTTTTCGCATAAGGCTACTTTCTGAACTATGTTCAGTATTACCAATATGACGAAAAGGACTCATAAATAAGTTAGTATTTTTATTTGTATTTTGCAAACTCTGAGGATCTTCATGTTCTGTGCGTTTTCCAAACCCTCTGTTTGATTCTTGAACTTGTGCAAATGCCACTAACGCACAAAATGCAACCAAGCGGTCAACGTTAAGTCCATCTCTATAAGCCTGCATTTCTTTAAGCAACATCAAATCAGGTATTCTCTCAACACCATATGTTACTTTGGTTATTGTACCATCTGGCTTAGTTTCAACATCTATCTCTTCTTCTAAGAATTGTATAGCGTAAGAGACAAGATTGGCCTTAAAGAGTGTACCTGTATTACGCCATCCATATTCTTGGTAAACATTATTATTACTACCTAGTTCTTTTAAGAACATAATCTGATTCTTAGGCACTAAATATTTTTGCTTACGCCTTGATATCATATACTGTATAAATAAATGCACGTTGTTTTCTACCAAAGTCCATGCATTATAGTACTCAATAATAAGTTCAAGTCGTTCATGTGTTTTTCTTAAGTCATCAAAACGTCCACACCATGCTGCCACAATTCTATCACTTTCTACAAATGATTCTACAGAACCATCTTTCTTATGAACAGTAACTTCTTGTGAAGTTTTGTATACAAAAATAGAACATAATGATTCTGATGTAGTTGTCTTCCCTTCTGATACAGGGTCAATAGATGCGTAATACGTTCCAAACTTAGGATTCTCTATTGGCTTTTCATAAATGATAATAGCACCTTCTTTGTTCTCTGTTTTAGGTGATATTGGAAATTCCATAATTGGCAACTTGCGTGTAAATTTCTGAACAATTTTATCATCTTCCCACACTAAGTCTACAAACTCCATTGGATACTCTTTATCTTCTATGCGTCTGATTTGTTGTGAAACCAAATGCTCAGGAAATCTTGCGTCCTTTCTGTAATCAAAAGCCTCTTTGATGTTAATAGGTTTCTGAGAAATACGAAGTCTGTAATCTTCTGGTTTCAATTTCTTTTTCCAGTCTTCGCGCTCAAGAAGAATCATTTCTAATGCTTTCTCAACCTGAGAATTACCATAATCATCAATGCATGGAAGCATTGACCATTGTTCTGGAATAAACAAACCACATAGTCCTCTAGTTCCTTGATCATCAAGTAAGTCTGTTTCAACAGCCAAGATGTCCTTTGAGTCTGGATTTAGTATAAGTTCCTTTAAAGGTTCACACTGATCCAAGTCACCCACAGATCCTGCAACCACAAACATACCAGTATACATCATACCAGACTTCATGGCAGGTAGTAAGTACTCAAGTGTTGTACTCATTTTGGGAGCAATTCCTGCTTCCTCATGGAAGAACAAAGTACATGGACCCCCTACACCATTTGTTGGATCTTTCTCAAGTACCAATCCAAATATAACTGACTTTAATCCAATATCTACTTTTCTGCCTCCTTGTGTAACCTCAGCTTTTTGTTCCCAGTTAAGAACCTTATCTGGATTACAAGGACGATACCATGCAGTATGTTTGTTTAAGAAGTTACGATACTCTTCAAGAAAACGCCATGTACCTTTCTCATTGATATAATCTTTAAGAGATCCTGCCATTTTAGATACAGAACCTTCTTCAAAATAGAATAGATTGATGATTTTACCAGAATGGTAATATGAAGATGCAATCTGACGTTTCTTAAGTATTGCTGCGTGTTTGTTTTTAAGTTGGGCTAACTCTTCATAAAGAGCCATATGATACTGTGCATCACGCACATCAGCAAATGTAAATCTATTTACCTCTTTATTGTAGATAGGTAGAAAGTTTAGCCACATGTAGTAATCGCGTGGTAAGTACCATGCCTTACCTTTGTTTTTGAATATAACTCCTCTTCTACATTTTTCTTTCTCTGTATCCCAGTAATGTATAAAATCCTTTGAGCGTTCAGGTGCTAAACAGTATACTCTATTCTTATTGAACTTTCTAGCTTCTGCATTAAACATAAGAGAACATTCATCAAACTCATATTTACCTGGTTCTTTAAATATCTCATCAAGGAACTCTATAAGATCCTCCCTAGTCTCAAACGTTGTGTATCCCCACTGTTCAAGTTCATAATCATATGTTGGTATATCTCTAAACATATTAAAACTTTGGTCTGTCAACTAGTAAAGTTACTGTTCTTCTGTCAGATAAGTTCCAAGAAACATTTTTAACTACAAAGTTTTCTGAACCTATTTCTAACCAGTCACCTCTTGATGGAACACACGGTAATTCTCTTTGCAGAAGTTTTCCTTCTGATATATGCTCAATCTTTACTATAAACATGAACTGTTCCATCTTTCTAGAATTGGTCGTACGCAAGATTCTGCCCTCCCCTAACTTGGCTTTTTTGTTCTTCCATAAGATCTTTATACGCTCCCTTAAACGAACCACGAATTTGTTCAAACTTTGCTGCAGCGTTGACAAGCGCAGTGATATTACCATCACGACCATGTTGAATTGTGGTATGTTCCATATAAGTAGCAAGACGATCCAACATAGATTTGATACCCATGTAAGCCCTGTACGTAGGTGTTTCATAAAGTTTCTTACAAAATATAAGTGCTGCAATAACATCTTCATCTTCAGTAGAAAACTCTGCTTGTAGCTGAGTAAGTATAAGCTCTTCTTTTTCATGCTCTCTAACGTCAAAAAATGGATTAACATCTGGATTGGGACATGACATATAAAATAGGTATTGGTAAACTTTCATGTATTCCTCTGGATAGACATCCATTATATCTTTAAGAGCTTTCAATGCATAGCAATGTTCTGTAGGAACAAGCACTCCATTTTGTATGTCAAATAACTTAATCATTATTTTTATTTTTTGAGAAGTTTAATAACTCATCTCTGTTCTCTTTTGCCCATTGGAATATGGCCAAAACTTCTTCTTTAAGATATGGTAAGTTATATGGAATAACTTCTTTGACAATAGGATCTCCTTGTTCAGTGCGACTGACAATTGGGTATCCATATTGATCTTCACCATCAGTCTCAAATATGATGTGATGTAAAATTAAATCTCCTGGTTTTAGTGTAGGATTATGCTTTTGTATCATGTACATGTACGCAGACAACTGGAGTGCATAATGATAGTAATTGCAATCATCTAAGTGAGATACAGGATGGTTCATCTTTTGTGAAATACCTTCCCAGTTCACATATGACTGTGTTTTAATTTCTTTGTTTGTTTTGTAATCTGTAATATGTATCAAGCCATGCGCAATTTCAACTAAGTCTGATTGACCACAAACACCAACTGATCTTAAGTATACAAGATGCTCAGGATATATGCCATGCAATAATTTCTGAGAAGATGCAACCTTATAACCCTTTTCATTTACAATTGGTTTAATAACCTGCAATGTGGCTTCATGACGATTAATGGTATCACAACTTGTGATGTCATGTTCTCGTTGGTCATGATACCACGTTCCTAAATCAGTAGCACGTTTGGCCTCAGCTTTCCATATCTCTCTTATTTTTTCAGGAGTTAGACCTTGCCACTTCTTACTGCTCTTAGAGCTTTTCTTTGCAATAGCTTTAGCATCAAAGGGCTGCTTAAAATAACTAATCAAAGTTGTCACACTAATCCAGTCAATATTATCGTTTGGATCAAGTGACTTGTACTTATGGTGTTCTGGCTCAAATGATAACATAGTTAATCCTTTATGCTGTTAATAATAGCATCCTCTTCATCTTCAGAAGTGATTGCATTCCATTTTCCTTTAGGACATGATGAAGATAATGATCTTGTCTTAAATGACAACTTGCATCCACAATCACCACAACAAGGTTGCGTACCTGCCATATAGCACTTAGTACCCACCCTATCTATAAGTTCACAACTTTCACAAATTGACATTCTTGAAGATGCTATTTCTTCAATATGTTCTTGTTTAAAGATACTGTTTTTTACTCCTTCTAGTATCTTACCCTTTTCCTTCCATAGTTTTATCAGACTCATGTTTATTCGTTTTGTAAAGTTTTTTTTCTTCTTCTTTGTTTTTCTTCTTTTCGTTAAGTAGCTCTAACTCATCCACCATTTTCTGAAACATGTTGACATCATCTTTTAATGACTTCAAAGATGCATACTCACTCAATGTAGGTTGCTTTATATCTTCAAACTTTTTCAAAGCCTGTTGATAGATGTTAAGTTTTTCTTCAAGCTTTGATCTTTTAATATAAAAAGTACCTAATCCATCAAGTGTAATTTGTGCATGAGCTAATCCACTTAACTTCTTCTGAACTGCATTGTAATAGCATTGTACTATTTCGTCTACAGTTTCAGAAGACAACTTTAACCTTTCTGCTACCTTTTCAGAAAGTTGTTTACGCTTAATTGGTCGCAAGTGCAAGAAATTTATAGTCCAACATAACATTGCCAGACTTTAAAACAGGCACTGACATTGCAATCTCAATAGTCTTTTTGTAACTATCAGACTTCTTTATCATACCTCGCTTCTCAAGCTTGGTTAATTTGTTACGTATGTTCTGTGATCTTACACCAAACTCTTCAGGCGCAATATCTGGGTATGTTTTCTTTACAGCATTATTGCAAAATTTTGTAAGTTCAACAGGTCCCTCAATTGCCAAAAGCGTAAGCAATTCTAAATCAGTATCAATAAGGTTCTCTTTCTTAAAGAATACAAACTCAGTTATGACCTGATATTTAACCAGGTCATAATGAGTCAATCTGTATTTCTTTTCTACCTTATTTACTTCCATCTTCTGCAAGTGTTATTGGTTCATTTTTATGTTGATGTACAACCTTTCCTGCATCAATAAGTGCACGTTGGGTAATTGTTCTGTAAACAACTTTGTCATCACCATCTAAGAATTCTGAAATGATAGCATCTGGCACAGTGGTCAACGCTTCGCCAATGCTATATGAGCCATCAGGATTTCTTTGTTGAGTAGTTACCTGAACCACTACAGAGTTTCCAGCAGGCATAGCTTTGGTTGATTTCATCCATCCTTCATTTTCAGATGAAGCTTTGCTGATAAGTCTAAACGTATCACCATCACCCCAGAACTGAATATCCTTTACATTTTTCTTAGCACCATTTGCTGTAGTGTTATGTAAAGACTTACCAGGTTTTGCTTCAGTCTTTGTTGCCTCATCATAGGTCAATGCAAAAATATCTGGCTTACAAGGATAGAATTCACCTTTGATACCTTTGATAATATAGTCACCTATTGATGCTGTCATTGGACCTTCAAGTGTTTGGATCATCATACCCATCTCACCTGTTTCAGGATTAATAACAGAGCGATAAGACATGCTACAAAATTCAAATATCTCAGAAACGTTTTCACCTGTCCATTGCAATGCTTCAATAGTTACAGGTTTTTTGGTATACTTTCTTGCTTTCATTCTTCTGTATGTTTTATTATTTGAAAGTAATCACCTTGACAACGTTCATTTGTGCATTGATGATTTCACCAATAGCATGATTCATCAAGAATTCTCTATTTGCTGTAAGAGTTCCATGAGCACTACTATCTTCGCGATGCTTTTCAATTACATCAATCAAATATGCACATGCACGTTTTACTGTATCAACCTCACCACTTGCTGATGGATTGAAATTTATACCTACCAATTGTTCTCCACGACTAATGTCTGAGATTTTATCCATGTCAATAAGTTCTTCATTGACAATGGTTGGCTCATTCAATAATTCTTCCTTTTGTTCTGTCGTCAGTTTCTTTTCCATTTTCTTCATATTTACGTTCAAGTTTACTTACATTGATGTCTCTTCTTCTTTCAGAATTTAAAACCTCATCCCAAATGATTGCAATTTCAAACTCATTGATCATCAGTTTTGGCTCATTATCAATCATTATTCTTTCAGCTGATGATAATGATGACACTGATACATAAACCTTGTCTCCTGGTTTGAATGTAGTGACATCTGCACCTACAGCATAGATTTCAAGATTTGTCCATTCTTGAATCATATCCATTTCAAGTTGCTTCTCTACTTCAGGTGTTAACTCAATGATTGACTCTTTCTTTTTAGGTGTGGTCAATAATACACGTTTACCTAATAATTTCATGATTTAAACTTTTAAGATTTAGTTTCTGGTTGATCGTCTTCATCATCCTCTTCGTCATTACGCATGATTTCATTTCCTGCAGTTTTGATATTTGCAATCATGACAACATGCTGTAATCTCTCAGACTCATAACGTACTGCACGAGCCTGTTGCTCTGCTAAGTCTGCTCTAAGAGTAGCCAGTTCAATTTGGTCTTTGTACCAAGTAACTGCTTCTTCTCTTGTAACCTCTTTTTCTTTTTCTTCTTCCATAATTATGTTATTTAAGTTTCTACAAATATATACTTAAAAGTTTAAATTAAAATCATTTATTATTAAATTTGTCAAAAGACTTATTATGTACGTATCAAGAGATTTAGAGTGGACAGTGCTACAAGAGTTCTGTGAGAAATTAGAAACACTGGACAC